CTGAAACAGTTGAAGTCAGAAGTAAGGCGTGAGATTAATAACAATCTCATAATGAAACCTCAAGGCTTTGGAGTTCCTAGAACTTTTAAGCATTGGTCAGATGTCAACATGGTTGATGCAACTATCACTAAAGATAGAAAGCAAGTCATTGGCATTCTCAAAGGCGATAAAGTAATGGCAGACATTAGACTGCAGCATTTTGCCCCAAGAGAAGTCAAAGCTTACTCATCTTTAGTAATTAAAGGTTGGGTTGGCTCATGAGTGCTAGCATTCAAGTTGAAAATCTCAAGTCATTTTTAGAATGGCTTGAGACTTGCAAATTTAGATATTTAATATCTTCAATGCAAGGTGGTTTTGTTCACATCAAATTTTTCATTGATGAGGAATCACTTAACTGATAGGTGGGGAGAGATTTATCTCTCCCTTTTTTTAATGTATAATTAGTGTATAAACTAGGAGAAAAATAATATGCCAAATCATACTATTAATGACGTTGACATCAAAGTCAACACAGGGGAAGACAAAGAACTTCTTGCTCTTGCTGAGTTAAAAACAAAGCTTGGAATCAGTGAGAATAAATTTGACTTCAATTCTATAATTCCTGAACCAAATTGGGAGAAGATTCCCAACGATAAAGGCGAACTCCCAACTCTTGTGAAAGAGGATTGGGGAGAGATGTTGCGTTGGAAAGATGGTTCTCAAGATGATCGTTGGTATCATTGGAAATGGGAAAATTGGGGAACTAAGTGGAACTCTTACGATTTTGAGTTAGATGATGAGTCAGACTCTAAGTTGCAAGTAAGATTTCTGACAGCTTGGTCTCCACCCCATGAGATATTTATTGCTTTAAGAAATTATTGTAATGAATACAATCTTGCTTTGGGTTGGGAATATATGCTAGAGGAAGATGGCTACGAAGAAACTTATCAACTCGATCAAGAGTGTTAAGCTAATCTGATCCAACTAGGGGAGCAACTGCTCCCCTTTTTTTTGGACTGGCGGCCCAGTTCATTTGCAGATCCAAGGCCTGGTTCCCGGATCCGGGACTAACTCTCCAGGCCTAAAGCTAACGCCAAAGATCGCAAAAGAATTGAACGCACAAGATCGCAAAAAGCTGCAGAAAAAAAATAAATCTTGAACGCAAAAGATCGCAAAAGCTAGGCCAAAAAAAAGGGGCGTATGCCCCTTTGATTTTTTAGATGCTTTAATTAAAGACTATCTTTTGCCCATACTTCATCTTCACAAATTTCAATAGTCTTCCCATCTTGTTGAGCCCAATTAAAAAGTTCATCTCCTAATAAATTTTTCATCTTTGGCATATCTGATTTTATTATTTTACAAGTATGATCTTTTGTTGTTGTGTATCTAATACCCTTCATACAAATATCTGTTCTATCAAAAGTTACATAACTGTAATCATAAAATGTTTTAAAATTATTGCTCATATGTTTCCCCCATTGGTATATCTTCAAATCTTTCATAGTCATCAAGAATGAATAATGGTTCTCCATTCCATTTTCTAAATGGTTCTCCATGAATAGAGGATAATCTATTTTCAGTATCCATCCATTCTTCTTCTCCTTTATCAAAAAAATTCATCTTGCCATGAAGTACAAAATCTTTTTTGATTTCTTCTTGATTAAGCTTATCTTGATTCCACAATGAATAGTCATAATTTCTTATGTCTTTATGCTCATATAAAAACTCGCCTTGATTTAATGCGTTATATCCTATGCGATAAATCTCGCCAAATTTCAGCAGCTTTTCAGCGTTCTCAAAAGTTAATAGTTTCATAATTTTTCTCCATAAAAGTTAAAGAAATATTATAACATTAATTTGTTTATATATGTTAATCGATGTATAATTAATTATTGTTTAACCTTATAGGAGAAAAATTATGGGAAACAGATGTCTAATAGCTTTCAAAGAAAAAGAAAGCAAAAAGAAAAAAGAAGAGGTGCCTTGCATCTATCTTCATTGGAATGGTGGAAGAGACTCAGTCGAGGCTTTTCTTGATGCATCAAAAAGATTGGGCGTTAGAACTAACGACCAATTTTATGGCATGGCTAGAATGACGCAGATAATATCTAATTATTTGGGTGGTACTCTATCCATTGGCATTAGTAATGTTGGCGATTGGGACTTAGGCTTTTTAGACAATGGTGTCTATTGGGTTGATGGTCTAGAAATCTATGACAGAACTGATACATACGATGGTTTTCAAGAACAACTATCTTACGATCATGAAGAGATGGTAAAAGAAATTATTGATCGTAATAGTTTTGTTCATGAGCAAACAGAGGTGGTGGTCTAATGCATAAGCTAAAATTCAAATCTAATAAAACTTTAAGGTCTCTTGCAAAGGAGACCTTGTACTCTGATACTTTTAAGATTGCTTACAGTAAAGAAACCACAGATCAAAAAGGGTTCTACCTTGTTAAAGACGAGGGCATTTACTTGATGCAATCTTATCTCAAGAAACCATCATCATCGAATAAGGTTGTCTATGCTAGTGGATACAATCCCAAGTATGACAAGCATAATGATCTATGGGACAGAACGCACGAAGTTAGTGGCGATGACTTCGCAGAGAATGTTCCCTTTGACGAAGATGCTTTAATGCGTATCGCAAGTGGTGGCGATATCACCATCAATCTAAGTGAAACTCAAATGGAGGTAATCGCATGAAACAAGGATTCACTCTGGGCATACTCACCGCATTAGCGGTGAGTGTTCCCTTTCAACTAAGTTATTATGTGGCCGTCATTCCTGGCGGCCTGATCTTCCTGGCTGGGTCCGTGTTCGGTGTCTGCATAGTCAAGCTCGCACAAGCTTATTAATCCTCCGGGATCTCCGGGCCGCAAGGCCCGGTGTCTTTACATACCAGGCCGCACATGTTATGGTTCGCAAATTCATAATTGTTTTTCTCCAAAAAACAAATACATCAAGGGAGGCCGCAAGGCCTCCTTTTTTTTGGCCCGGGATCCGGGAAAGCTTACGACTGGGTACGCAAAAGCACGCAAGGCCGCACGCAATAGGCCGCAAAACCTGGTGTGGGGGTGCGAAAAGACGCAAAAGGACGCAAAAGTATACGCAATGAGGGTGGGAGGCTTTGTATTGCGAATAAAGGATCTCATCACCGACATTTTTTTTATCTGTTGTTATCCTGTGGGATATGTAATTGTGTGTTGTTTTTATAGTAAAAGTCTGTATAATTTATAGATATAAACGGAGAAAAATATGATTGAACAAAATAATAAAAATTGCCCTAAGTGTGATGCGCCTACTTTGGAGCAAACCAACACCCAGGAGAATTGTTATAACTGTGGTTATGACAAAGAGTATTTTGATAATGGGGAGGCGGCGTAAATGTCTGATAAAAATTATGATTTATATTCTATCGAAAAAGAACTGATAGAAGAACTAGAGGATAACCAAGAGGAGATTTTGGAAAGCAACGGAGATAACCTACATGAATATGTAGATTCAAACATTTCTGTTTACACCTATGACCAAATAATGATATACGCAAACAATTCTGAATTGTGGCATATGAATTCTGGTTTAGGCGGAGAAACTATACAAGAGCAAATAGTAGATGTTATCTACGAACATTTATCTGGTGTTGCTCATCAATGGCTATATCAAAAACAAGAAGAGCTTGAAGAATTGGAGGCTGCAAATGACTGAACACACGGCCAAAATACAAAAGCATAAGAAGCTTCTTGAGTTAGAAGACTGGCGCAAGAAAGTTAAATACATACTCGGAGAACGCAAAACTCCCGGAGGTGTGATCACCCACACCACTGTTTACAATGACGACTCAAAAGACATTGAGTATCTAAGATCCAAACGCAAACCAAAACACATACCAAGTCCGCACGAGGACGCAGATTTATTACACAATTTTAAAGGAGAAGAAGATGATAACAGTTGACGCAGTAAAAGACTGGCTAGATAAATTTGATGGCGACTCAGAGATAAGCCTACTTACATCCATTGTTAACCATGAGATAAAAATACATGAAATGATTGACTCAATCCATGCTTATCAAATTGGAGAGCCTGAAATAGCAGAAGAATTCTACAAAAGAATGTGGGATTAAAATGCTAGAAGAACTCTATCAAATTTGGTGGGCAGCTGACCAAGTAAACAAACAAGCTGAACAATTAATTAATAATTTTTACCAGGAGAAAAAGTGAAATTTAAAGTAGAGAAAGATATACCAGTCCGCAGATTTAACTCGCCATTCTGTGAGGCCTTAGACACCTTAGAGATTGGCGATAGCATTGGCGACCTAACCAAAGAAGAAGTCTATAAATACAGGCTTAACTTCTACACCAGAGTATTTAAAGATCGCAAGTTTTCATTCAAGAAAGAAGCTGATAACTCTTACAGAGTATGGAGAGTTGCATAATGGAATCTTTAATCTGGGCTACTATTGTTTTCATTATGTGGAACGCAATAGCAATGCTTGTTATCCATAACAAAAGTTTATCTGATGATGACAAGGAAGATCCAATCCATTACAAATGGGACAGAGAGTGAGCTTTGAGAAAGGACTAGAAGAGCTAAATAGAATCGTTAAAAAACTAGACTCAGAACAATCAAGCTTAGAAGAATCGGTAGCCGAATGGGAGAAAGGCATCAAAGTAATAGACTATTGTGAACGCAAACTCCGGGACGCAGAAGACAGAGTTAACCTTCTGCTCTCTGATTCTGATCTTCCGCATCTAAAGAATCGTCAAGCTCAACGTCCTCAATTTCTTGATGATTCTCCTTTAGATCTTGAAGATCTTGACTAGGCCGCACCTCCTCTTTGACTTCCTCTGCTTGACCTAGAATGATTTGGTTCTCTTGCACTAGCTCTTGCAACCTGGCCTCGAGCTGTTCCCGGTTCATGTGATCTATCTTGTGGATCTTCAACTCCTTCTTATCCACCATCAAACCTGCAAGCTTGGCCCTAGCAATCTCTGCTGTCACAGCTGGCCCATATGATCCATCTGCCAGTGCAACGTCTCTAATATCTGCGAGCTTCTTCGCTATGCCCTCAAAAGTTATCTCGTTCTTCTTTCTCTGCACAGCTTTGAGCTGCTTAATCTTTTCTTGCACATGTTCATACATTGCATCAGACAACAACCTAGTAGCTGCCACACCAGGGTTCTCATAGCCTGCAAGATGGGCGCACTTAGTTTGGTTGTAATCCTGATACACCATGAGATCGACAAACTTCTCTTGCTTTTTAGTGAGCTTCTTTTTTATTTTCATTTTTATTTTTCTTCTTCAAATTATAAACATGCAACTTAATCAAGTATCTTTTTTTGGCCTTGGCTGATAACTTTTTTTTCATCTTTATATCACTAAATTATATCTATAGATTGACCTATTCTCTATCAAAGATTGGGTGCGTTTAGCCACCCATCTATAGTTCTCTATAGAGATGCACATGCGCACAGCTGCACATACCAGTAAAATCAAGGGTTTCAGAGGTGCATGTGCGTATGTGCAGGCATGTGCAACTGCACAACTGCACACCCACCTAAATCGCATAAGAATGCACCCTAACAGAGGGCATGTGCAATTCGCACTTTTCCCATTGCACAACCACTTTTGCTTATTTTTTAACCACATCTTGTTTTTTATATTCTTCATATGTCATGCCTGTTTTTTCCTCTCCATCTAAAATTGCAAAACAAACTTCTCTGAAACGCTCCCAATCTTGACCTATCATTTCACTCCCCTTTGTAGTCACTACAAAAATGCCGAAATTCCTGTTGCCACCTTTTGATATTTCTTTAGTATTGCGTGGAGATTGCGGTATCAAACCAAATTTTTCTCTGTAACTACAAGGCTTTAAACGGTTTTTACGCATCTCTCTGCTCCTCTTCCAAGATTGCCAGTCCAATATTTCTAATCACTTGAGGCACGATAGAATTACCCAATGCTTTGAGTCGATTGACTCTATCTGGGATGCCTGTCGCTACTCTTGGGATCTCAGGCTCTACTTCAAATCCGAAATGTCCGTCCAACCTGGCGGATAGCCCATCAGCCATTCCACCCACTCCGGGTTCAGTGTGCCCTTGCCCGGTTTGTCCTTGACTGCCATCGTCAGTCCCACTTGCTTGCCCTTCGCTAGCCTTCTCTGTATTGCTGGGTCGCTCATGTTCCCTCTGTCCCTGTTGTCCGAGGCGTTCGGTGTTGGCCACATCTTCTGCTCGATTGCCACTCGCTCCTCCAAGTTCCCCTTGTAGCCCCTGTCGTTGTTGTCCATCGCATTGACCACTGTGTCCATTGACATCGACATCCCTATCGAGCTCCTTGGCGTGGGATACATCTTGCTCTTGACTGCTCCTGCTAGTTTGCTCTTCTTGGCTAGCTTCTCGTAGTCCGTGTTCTCCCCTGTGTCCTTGTAGTCCCTTGCCGCTGGCGTTGGCCACATCAGATTTGGATGTGCTACCTGATCGTTCAAGCTGATCGGCATCCCCTTGTCTAACTTCATCTGCATTCTCTCCTTGCTCGATCCCCCTCTGCCGCAATGCGCGTCTGGAGTTCTCCACATCACTTGCTCCCTTAGATTCGAGCACCCTCCCTTCTTCGCTTTGTCTGACAGCTCCTCTTTCTTTCTCACTTGATTCACTCTCAGTCCGTCCATCGCTTGAGGTGTTGGCCACATGTTCTTGTGTTCCACTTGCTCTCTCAGGTTCCCTGATCTTGACCTTCCTTTTCTGTTCTTCTGATTTGTTGAGCAATCCTCCTTGCTCCTTGCTGGCAGATGATCCATCGTGTTCGGTGTCCCCCACATCGTAAACTCTTTTTCCGAGGATCCAGACTCTGTCTCTTCGGTGGGGAGCTTCGACACTGCAAGCTGGAATAACAAACGATTGCGTGGCGTAACCTTGGGCTTCCAAGTCAAGACACACATCATCGAGTGCCACATTGACGAAGCCACCAACGTTTTCGACAATGACCCAAGTGGGTTTTTTGTGTTTAACAATTTCATACATGTACGGCCAGAGGTGTCTGTCGTCTTCCTTGCCTTTTTTCTTGCCTGCAACGCTGAACGGTTGACAGGGGATGCCTCCACAGATGAGGTCGAACTCTTGAATAATTCTCCTTGGGTCATTGCCTAACTCCTTTAAGTCATTGTAGATTGGCACATTAGGCCAATGCTTGTTTAATACTTTACAACAGAACTCATCAAACTCACAAAACGCTACCGTCTCAAAGCCACCTGTTGCCTCCAATCCAAGACTGAATCCACCAATCCCGGAACATAAATCTAAAATCTTTATCACGCCTCCCCCCTTCTCTTAAACCAAACTCTGATGCAATACTTTCTAATGATTGCCACTATCGTCAAGACACCTGCTTGGGCTAGTGATATCAAGAAGCTGTTGTGTGTGACCATCAAGCACAGAAACAAGACCAACCAAACCAAAGGTAGATTGATAAGCGTGCCAGTAAATGTATCGACCATGGCCTCGCGCAATGCTTTCTTGTCTAGGTTAATCATGGCAAAAACATGTCATCTGTTCATCAAACAGATCTTGCTCCTTGTATCCTGGTTGTTTACTAATATCTAGCAAGTCAATGTAAGTGGGGCCATCCTTTCTAAAGGTAGCACCAGCTTGATCGCCAAACTTCTGTTCTTGTTTGATCCACCAATCTGCCATCTTTGGTCTTTCTTGCAGTAGCTTAACCTTTGTGTCCTTGCCTTTAAGAAAGCAGAGGTCACAGTTGCCAGCCAAAGTTTTACCGCCAAAGTTTGTTAAATTCAAATCAAAGTTTTGCTGCTCCCAAAAATCTGTCACATCTTTGACTGTATGTTTGGCATCATTCATGGGAGTTATATTTGTCCATGCTTCATATTGCTTGAGTGCACTTGCCACTCTTCTTGGTTCGTCATAGCGTAAGCCAATAACGTTGTACCAATTCTTATGACCTCGTAACTTACGCATGAACCTTGACATAACTTTAATCTTCAGCTCGCTTGTACAAAATCTAGTAACAGGATTGGGTAGGTATTGTCTGCGATCCAACAAAGCTTCAAAGGGTTCACCATTTCTGCTTGCTGTTTCATAGGTGACTTCTTTAGTGCGATAGACTGGACGCTCTTCACCGAAGTACAACTCTAGCCAATGTATCTTAACGCCCCACTTCTGCCCTATCTCATGCACAAAGTCGAGTGTCTCCGGGGCTTCCTTACCTGTGTTAGCAAAAGTAACGTATATATCTTTAGGCAGTGTGCCACCATGGGCTTGGATAATATTCCACAACATGAAGCCTGATGTTCTACCACCACTAAAACTAATCAGAGCTGGCCCTTCTATCTTGTAAGGATTATTCATCCCAAGGTCTCTTCATTTCATTACCCTCTAAGTAATACCAAGTGTTCTTACCTGGGACATTGTGATTCTTAACTCTATCTCCTAGATACTTTTGCACATGTGAGACTGCATACCTTGCTGCTCTCTCTCCTGATGCTAGGTCAGCTTCTTTCAAGGCTTTACGAGCAAGAAGTTCGAGATCTTGTCGTGTGTAAAACTTGTGCTTATCCATCGCTGATGCCACAACTCTTGCTATCTCTACTTCGTCTGGAGAATCTTGTGCATCCACCACCCTAAAGAATCCTCTGTCGTAATCAAAGTAAGCGAGATGCTGTTCTGGTTCTTTGGCATTCCTTGCTTCATAGAAAACATTCATGTTGGGTTTCTTGCCTGACAGCTTGACACCTGAATCCATCCAACCAGCAAAGGCACTACCACCACGCGCTGACATGAACGACAAGTCATCTGCTCTTTCTTTACCAGTGTGATGAGCAATGATGACAGCAACGCCAAAGAGTTCTATGAGTCTGTCTACCCTCGAGAGCATTGCATGTATCTCTGAGTTAGAGTTCTCCTCGCCATCAAAGAAGTTAATGATAGGGTCAACCATTACTATGTCGGGTTTGTGATAATCAATACTTGTTGCTATTTCATCTATGTCTTTGTCTCGCATGAGGTTCTTGCGTAGCCTACCTGAAGCAATCAGATTAGACTTACCTATCTCTAACATCTCTTTGTCATGAACGAATGGCTGATAATACATATCAATTCTTTTCTTCAAGAACTCATGGATGATCTCTGCCTGTAGCCACATAACCTTGAGTGGCCTACTAAACTGTTGATTCATAAACTCTGTGCCTGTGGTGGCCGCTGCTGCGAATGCACCTAGCCAGTGCGATTTACCTATCTTGGGTTTACCTAAAAGCAAGACTCTTGATTGTTGAAAGACAAATGCATCACCCCAAAACTGTTCGATGCGTGATGAGTCCATGCCATCCCAAAAGGGATCTGCAAATGTCTTGAGTCCGAGTGGGTCTCTGTCTGGTTTGTCTTCATTCTTTTGCTGTTCGATGGGATCTTCTTGATCCATGATCTCTTTGAGTTCATCTGTCAGTTGTATCTGCCACTGACTTGTATTCCATTCCAAGATACCTACGCTTTCATCTGGGTTTCTTCTTAGATGTCCTGCACATATGCTATTTACTGTCTGCAATACTTCTTGCACACTCATGGGTGGGTTGTTGGTTTGATTCCAATCAAGTGATTTAATAATAACTTCGCGTCTGCCCCATCCTTCAGCAATCCATTTGCCAACAAGTCTTGCCAAGGTATCGTTACGCATACCAGTATCAACACCATCTATCGTAAGCAAACTATTGTTTTGCGTTCCAGTCTTGCCTGTATCGTTGAAGTCATAGATTACCTTCATGTCTTTACTGGTAAGACAAGGGAGTTCGTCCATGTCATCTATGGTCATGCTGTCCACAGTTTCAAACATGTATTGGTTGGAAGGCGATATCATGACATAGCCACCTTCTCCTCTGATGTCTAGTCTGCCTGTGGTGTTTCTTACTTTAAGATTTGGATTGATAGCATAGAAGTAATGATAGCCACCACGAGGTGTCTTTTGTTTCATGGTGGTTCTTGTTATCTGCCCTGACTCTACAAACTCACAGGCCTCTTGTGTATCTGCATCAAGCACCACAAAGTTAATGCCTGTGATAGCTGCCCAATTACAAGTTGGGAACTGTAGATACCATTGTTTTATTTCTTTTAATGTGGGTTGTTTTTCTATGTAGTTAGACCATTTGACTCTTGGTGTCTTTGACCATTTCTTAATTAGGGTATCGTCTTCTTCGTATTGATGTTTACGTTTAAAGTAATCTGGTATTGTGTCTGACCTAGAGCCACAGGGTATGAGATGAAAATGATTCTCGTAAAAAGAAATCAACATCTCTCTGCGAGAGTCGTTCATGATTTCTTCCCCCTTAATATTGAGGTTCAGGTCAATAGCCACTTATACCTTTTCGATAGATCCGTAAATGCTTTCCCAATCGAGAGCACGCCCGGTCATTTTAATAAGTTTCTTGGCTTGGTTGACTGAGGGTTGTCTATGACCCCAACGCCATGCACGGATAGTTGACACTGAGACTTTCAAATCTTTTGCTAAAGATTCTTCGCCTCGTTTTTCAATGT